ACCAACTTCGCCTGATGAGTATAGAACTGCTTCATATTCAAGTGTCATTGAACTTTCTGCAGGATCTGATGTTGCAGAATAATCTCTGTTTCCGTGTTCCCATGATGTTATTTTAGGATTTATTAATGTGTACCCTATAAATCTTCGGCGCCCCATGGTATAAAGTGTTACACTTTTAAATAAAGGATCGCTTATGTTATTATCGAGTCCATAACGGAATTTATTAAATGCATCATCATTAGCTCTATACATATCATTTTCTGGTTTGTATGCATTTGTTGTAGCAACATGCCTATCTTGTATGTAGTAACCATAATAGATTGCCCACAAGGCATTTATGACCCCTTGATTATCATCATGAAAGGTAAAATTAATAGGATCATAATTTATCATCGTGTATACTATTCTTTTTCTATTGTATTGATTAAAGGTCTCAGTATCAAATTTAAATTTTGGTAGATCAGCAGTCTTAACCAATAAACCTGTTTCTTCAGCATGCTTAAGAGTAAAACCCGCTGCCTTGTGGGCACTAGGATCTAGTTCAATTCTTAGATAGTAATTGAATTTCGTCTTGGGAGCAAGACGAAAATTATCATCGATAAACAAGCGTGTAGCATGGGTATAATTTGATACTCTACCCTTTGGATTTGTGAGTCCTGTAAATACGTCTGTTAGAAATCTAGTAAATTTATTTGCCATACTAGTATTTAGCCATAAAAAAAGCCCGGAAAAAATCCGGGCTTTTTAATTTCAATACTAAAACTAGTATTAGCCTTGGGCTGTACCAGCACCAGTAGTGGATTCGCCAATAGTTCTTTCCACTGCTGCACCAATACCAACACCGATGCCTTGCTCGCCTGCGCCCCACTGTGTCATGTTATCAAATCTAATTGATAGTGCGACCTGCATTGCTTCGTTGGTAGCATAGTTAGCCTCTCCGTAATCAACGTTAGTTAGGAAACAGCCATACAAGTTAGCAGTTTCAAGAACGTTTACTCCAGCAGCATTATTTCCGTTACCACCATCTAGTACTTCAATCTTAGTAGTAAATTTATAGTCAATACCTGATCTTGCAGAAGCCTGTTCAACAAAGTCGAACTGTTTCTGAACCTGTTGTCCAACAAGTTTTTGAACTTCGCCACTAGCGTCATCACGCAAGTTAAGTGTGATTGTTTCAAAGGTATACTTACCTGCTAGATAAACCTTTGAGTTGTAAACGTCTAGTGTCATTTCTTCAAAACCAACTTTTGGTCTTGAAACATCAACTACCTGTTTAGTTAGTTCAGTCGCGGCATTAACTCCGAATCCTAATAAAGTAACGCGGAAGCGATACTTTAACTTAGGCATCAAGAGCACTTGGTTGCCTGCGTCTGTCGGTACTGAAAAGTTATTTAATGATGTAATAGGCATGTCTTATATCTCCCCTGTGTTCTTGACACGCAACGGAATGTATATGAACTCAATAGCCTTAACTGGTTCAATCGCAATGTCTACATACAGTTCGTTACGATCGATTCTAGCCGGAGTATTGTTTGTTTCATCACAAACTACTGCGAAATCGTAAATTGCTCTTAGACCCACTAGTTCAAGAAGTAAACTTTCAACTGCCTGTTTAATCTCATCTCTAGTAATCTTATCATTTGGTTCAAAGATATACGGACGAGCCAACTTCTGTAACTGGCTGCGCATGTATACTACCAAACGTGCTACGTTGATTCTGTCCAGTGCAGAAGCATTTCTTGCACGAGTCTTCTGACCGTAGTTGACCAATCCAACACCATTAAAGAATGTTACTGGATTAATCTTTAGATCATACAACGTATCTCTTTGTCCTTCATTCAGGGCCACTGTTTGGAATTCTCCTGTTGCAGCATCAATGTATCCTACTGCTGTTGCATTTGAAATTCCACCACGTCGTGTTCCTGCCGGAGCAAACCATGGGAACGATACCTGATCGCTTAGTGCAATAGTTCTCATCATCATGTGTGATGCTGGAACCACTGCGTTTGATCCGCCTAGGTCAGTTGTGAATCCGTTTGGATAAAACGTTCCTAGGTATTCATCATATGTTACCAAGCCATCGTCGCCGTTATCAGTAACTAGGTTAGCATTCGAACCCCAGTTTGTTAATGTTGTTGCATCCGCTGCTAGTCTTAGTGGTGTATCACCAATAACAAATGCTGTTAAGCCTCTGTCAATGTTAAGATTAACAAGGTTGCTCATTAGTTCTGGATATCCAGGAGCAGCAATTATGTTGAAGTTTCTACGCTCTTCATCTCTAATTTGGCTGCTAGTGTCAACCGCACTCTTCATTCTTTGAACAACAACCTTACGCTGTGCCTTTCTTCCAAAAGATCCTGAACCGTCTTCGTTGTTACCTGATTCAGTAACCCAACGATCAGTTGCGTAGTCTGTCATTGCTTCATCGTTATTGAAGCGTTGGTTGTCTGCTGTGATATCAATGTAGTTGTTAGCGTAACGCTTAACGTTACCACCACTTCTACGTAGATTCCATAACAGCATTCCTTGTGGATATAGTGCAGGATCTGGAGCATCTGGATCTAGGTAGTCTACCTTCGCTAGGTCCTTAATGGTTGCTGCTGTATTACCAGTAGCACCAGTTGCGCCATAACGTGCATCTGCAAACAGTACACCGTCTTCTGATGTTTGATCAGTCTTATCAACTAATACCCATCTTTCCGAAGCAGGTCCTGATTGGTTGCTGTCATACTTGTAAATTGTTGGATAGTTTTCAATATCTGCTGTTGAAATCCAAAGATCGCCATCAACAGTTGTACCAGCAATGTATGGATTAGAAGCAGCAACTATTGGTGTGTATCCTGCCCTGTCGCTGACTGCTTCAGTGTAAGGACTTGTTGCACTTCTGTAACCAACCCATGTTGTTCCATCATGTATCATGATATCAACATCTGAAAACTCTGGGTTGTACCAAAGTTGTCCATCTGCTGGTTCCGCTTCTGGATTGTCAGCACTTGCATAAAAATCACTTGATGCTAGTGGCTGCCAGTTTGAAGCAAGATATCTATTTTCAGCAGTTGAATCATCAGCACCTGGTGCTAATTGACTCTGTCCGCCTGTTAACGAAGCATCTGACAAGTTGTAGAAGTTTGCAGTTCCTTCTGCTGTGTCAATATTGTATGGTGTAAATAGTGCACCAATTGCATCTCTACCCACATCACGCAATCTAAACTCACCGCCTAGTTTGTGTGAAATAGTAATTTCATTGTTTGCTGTAACACCCGCTTCGATATTTGTTAAACCTGCTGCGTTAATAGCCGCTGCCATTGTGTTAGCATCTGAACTCGAACCCGAACTTGCAAACGTAATGCTTACTGCTGAGTTCAATGCTTCCTGTCCTTGGATTGATTCTGCAATCTCGAACTGGTAGTCATCTGCTGTTAATTGGCTAGCAACTACTGCTGAAGTAACTGTTGTTGCACCCACATTTGCTCTGCGCCATACACGGAACACCGCTGTTGCCGGTGAATCGTCATACATGCTGTGTTCAAATGCATTTGTTTGTACAAATAAATCATCCACTGGAATGTTAGCGCCTGCACCGCTTCTATCCAGCGAATAAATTGCTGAATGTCCGCTTGCATAAAGTGGAGCCTCTGCTGAAACCCAACTAGTTGTTGCTGAATCCCACTTGCTTGCTCTCCATCTTGAACCGTTGTTAGGTTCTGTAGTCTTGATCCAAACAGATCCTGTAGGTCTTGCATTTGCATCAGTTCCTGGAGTACCTTTCCATTGTGGAACTAGTGTGTGTGGATTTTGATACAGTTCAGGGCCTTTATAAGTCGCTGCTGAAATTTCTAATTCATCTAAATCAGCAGTTCCTGCAACAATAACAACTGTATTTGCGTTGGTGTTTGAAGTTCCATCTGTATAGATGTAAATTCTATCACTTACATTCTTAGCAGTTGTTCCTGCAATGCTCAATCCGTTAATGTTGTTTACAATATCGTCAACAGTATCACTAGCACCTATTGTAACTAACGTTCCGTTAAGTGTAAAATTACCTGCTGCTGCTGTAATTTTTGCACCTGTTAATTGTGCTGTAATTACTGTTGGAATACTTGCTCTCCATTCCTGAGAACCAACAAGTACCCAATCGCCTGCTGCAACACCTGATGCTGTATTTCCAGCAGATTTAAGATACATTCTTGCCACTTCATTAGCAAATGAAAATGTTCCTGTTGATGCTGTTCCTACTGTTTCAAAAACAACTGCATAGTCACCAATTGATCCTACTGATCCTAGTGGTGCGTTGTTTGAAATCTTTGCTGCATCATCGTCTGTTAAAACGATAGGTGTTTTTGCTGCAAATTTCTGTCCGCCTGTTGTGCTGATTGCTGCTGAATTCCATTCTTGGATTCCCCAAGATGTAGATCCAGTATTAATCCACCATGTTCCGTCTGGAGGATTCGCTCCCGGAGCCTCTGCTGAACTTTGTAACTGATTTAAGTCTACGTCCGCTCTAGTTACGAATGCTGCGTTCGAAACACCTAGTAAACTGTATGCTGCTAATAGCCCATATTCGTTCAATTCTGAACCATGAATAGGTGTATTGCTCGCTGTCTTTTCGAAGTTTGGAACTCCAAAAAGATCTACTAATTCTTTTTGACTTGTCACTTTAAATGCATTTCCTGCATTCGCCGCCGTAGTTGCTGAAGCAACCCCAGTGCCTGCGGCATTAGTTTTGTCTTGGGCCGTTGCAACGACAATTAGCGGAGTCGTTCCCGGTTCAGCCGGGGTATAAAAACTCTCATCTATTACCGTAACTTCTACGCCGGGTGATGTTAGTGCCATGCTGTTATCTCCTGGTAATAATTCAATTCATTACGTAATGCATTGTTATATTGTATTTAGCGGAATAATCAAAAAATGGTGCTTTAAGGCATTATTAATAAAGGGATAGAAAAGGTGTAAATACATGCATGAGACCGTTATGTAAATGCGGTTTAAGACCGCGAGCAGTAAACTATAAGAAGAATGGCAAGACCTACTACAGGAGCCTATGTGAAGCCTGTTCTGCACATGGTTTGCATCACGGTGTTCCTAGATGGTATCGTGCAGGATATAGAATTAAAAAGCAGTGTGATAAGTGCGGTTTTAAATCACAACACGAAGAAGTATTCAGAGTATTCCATGTTGATGAAAACTTGGATAATTGTAGACATTCTAATCTAAAGACAGTGTGTGCCAATTGTAGGACTGTTTTAGCCAAGGAAGGAATACGCTGGAAGCAAGGTGATTTAGTTGCTGATTATTGATTTAACTGTATTATATAAATCGTCTATAGTGTTATCATTTGCAATTACATTATCAAATTTAGTATCTACCCACGCCCATTCAGAGCTATGAATTTGGCGTCTTTTCATTTCATTAAGATGATAATTTGAGCCGGAAACAGCCTTAACAGCGTCATCATACCATTCGGGTAGTTCTCCGCGTGTAACCCATATAATCTTACCGCCTAGATTCTTGATTGCCTTGATTTCGTTTGGAAAACGCACATCGCTTATTACAATGTTATCCTTGCTCTGTCTAAGTTTGTTTTCTATGCTGGCAATCCAAATATCATCATGGAAGGTTTTACGGCATACTTCAGTGCCCCAATATTGTAGAACCCAACGGGGAGTTAGGGTAGGCATGTTAAGTCTCTCTGCCCACCAAGGATCTACCTGTTCGCGCCACTCTCTTGATTCTTTTGTCCTACCTTCCAGCATGGTTCGATCCCAACCAAATACTGCCGCAACAGAATCCTTTAGAGAATCTGCGAAACTTTCTCTGCGGAATTCGTGGAAATTTACCAAGTAATCGGCAACAGTATCCTTGCCACAACCGATGAATCCGCAAACGCCTATAATCATATAACTCTCCTATAAAGTTATATTATAGCGTCTTTAGATTAAATGTCAAGTGTTTAATAGAATGGTTTTGGCTGTCCTGGCTTGCCAGTGTTGAGTTTTCTTGCCAAAACACTTGCTGTATTGATTGATTTGGTACGCTGTTGTCTGCGAGCCTGTGTTGGTGCAGTTCTTGCACGAGTAGTTTTCATCTTTTGTGCCTTGCCTACTTGATATTGCTGAACGCATTTTGAAGGATGGCTTACCTGTCTGCCCTTCCTTGGACCTACTGAGCATCTAAAACGTAATTTTGTTTTGCCGCCTCTTGCACTAGGCGAAGTTCTACCCCAAACCATTTTAGCGACTTCATTAAAAATTTGGTCGTGTTCTTCCGCTGTAACTAGTTCCGATATTCTCATTATCCTATTATCCAACTATATCCGTGTCCGCCTGCAACCTGTGTTCCAAGTTCCATGGTTAGGCGTTCAATATCGTTAAAGCCTTCCTGCTTAATGCTTGCACCGTTAAGTGCTGTTCCGCCCTGTGGTCCTGCGATAGATGCAAATTTTTCTCTTGCCTGTCCTAGCATTACCTTACAGTTTGCCAGCGTATAATCCTTGATCCACTGTCCTGAATATACATCTTCCAGTATTACAAAGTCAGGCTTATCATTGTATGCCCATAATAAAACTTCTTCCGTGCCTCTTGGACGTTGCATAATAATTAGTTTCTTGCTCTGTGGATTCCAAGTAAAGTTGATGAATGATCCAAACATCTTTCCGACTAGTTCCTGATACTGTGCAAATAGTTCATATGTTGCTAGTCCGCCCATGTTGGTTGAACTTAGTAGGTATGTATTCGTGTATGCTAAGTTGAATGGTTCAAATACTGTACCGCCCGTACCGCTGCCTGTTCTTGAGCCAACGCTTCGTCTATAAATCTGTCTTACCTGCTGAATTTCTTTTGGTAATATGTATTCGTTCTGATTTTCTTCCAGGCTTAGAGTTATGTAACTCTCTTCCACGGAGTTGTCCGAACGCTGTCTAAATACACCCAATGCTCTCTTGAGTGCTGTTTCGTAGTGTTCCGGGTCAAGTTCCACGTCAATCATGCCATCACCTAGCATGAGTCTAACGTAGTCGAATACTTCCTGTTTTGCTGTATCAATTTGGCTCATATTACTATTTATGCCTTGCGCAGAAAACGGTAAATACATATACTATGCCAAGACTCAGTTTATACCGCCCGGAAAAGGGCAATGATTACAAGTTCATAGACAAGACTGCCTGGGAGATGTTCCAAGTTGGTGGCACCGACGTGCTTATGCACAAGTATTTGGGTGCCGAAGCAACAGCAGATACAGTAGGATCGCCATCGCAGCCTAAATATGATACTCTAAGCCCCACAAACATACAGGACATGCTATTCCTGGAAAATAGGGACAGAAAATATGATCCTGATGTGTATGTCATGCGTGGCGTGTATAATGTGCAGGATATTGATTTTAATCTTAGCCAGTTCGGACTTTTCCTACAGAATGATACAATATTCATCACATTCCATATTACAGATACAGTTGAAAAACTTGGTAGAAAGATAATTCCAGGTGATGTAATAGAATTACCACACCTCAAGGACGAATATGCACTTAACGATTTGAATTATGCACTAAAAAGATTCTATGTTGTGGAAGACGTAAATCGTGCTGCTGAAGGGTTTAGTGTAACATGGTATCCACACCTATACAGAGCAAAATGT